GACCGCGAGGCGGTGGATGTGGACCGCGCCCGCGCGGGGGAGACCCTGGTCCTCAACCGCGGGCGGTTCGACGCCGACTCGCACTACGTCTCGCCGCCGGACGACCCGCTCCTGAACCCCCTCCCCTTCTCCTGCAACTTCAGGCTCGCTAACACGGAGCCGAACTACTCGAAGCTCCTCACGCTCATCCGGCCCCCCGGGGGGTCGGCGACGAAGAACATCGGCGGGCGCGCGTGGATGAGCACGAAGGCTACCACGCAGATCCGGAACGCCGATCCGCTCGGGCAGATCCTGGCGACCACGCCGCCCTTCTCGGACTCCGAGAAGCACTGCGTCAACGCCGAGGTCCTCTGGACGGACCCGCAGGGCGTGCAGGACCGCGGGTTTCAGTGGGGGGAGGTCTACTTCCCACCGGACCGGCAGGTCACGGAGGGGGTGGACGTCGTGACCGTGAGCCTCGACGGCGAGGTCTACGGGGCGATCACGCCGATCACGGCGTTCACGGCAGGGACCGAGTCCTAGAGGAGGGCCGATATCTCTCCGATGGCGAGTGAGCGGGGTCGTCCGCCCGAGGCCCCGCTACTCGAAACCCCTAACCGGACCTCGCGCGAGGTCCTGGAGATTGACCTATGAAGTTCCGCGAAGTCAACATCGAGGATCTGGGCGAGGAGAAGGAGGCGTTCACCGCGTGGGGCTGGGTGACGCTCAAGGTCCAGCGGGGGGACGAGATCGTCGGGGTCAAGGTCAAGATCACGTCGGTCCCGCAGGAGACGATCGAGGAGTTACGGAAGCGGCAGCCGAAGGCGCCGAGCAGCACCGTCATGCTCGACCCGTCGATGCCCGAGGCGCAGGCCCTGGGGGTGACGACGCGGCAGAAGGCGATCGTCCCGAACTACAACGACCCGGTCTACCTCGACGCGCTCGAGGCGTACAACCTCACGTTCCGCCGGGAGGTCGTCGGGCGCGGGGTGGCGAGCAAGCTCAGGCTCAAGGACGGGACGGCGGCGACGACGCCGGAGGAGCTCTACCGGGCGCTCGAGGAGAACGGAGTCTCGGGGATTCACTTCGCGGAGATCGCGCAGCAGATCCTGAACCTGACGCAGTGGACGGACGAGGAGCGCGTAAATTTTTTGAAGCCCGGCTCGGAGCCGACAGCCCCGAGATAACCGGGAACGTCACGGAGCGGTACTTCTTCATGGAGATGTGCATGGCGTGGGGGATACCCCCCGCGGTCATGGAGCGACTGGAGGACCGTGGGGAGATCTGGGCGCACTGGCGCTACAGGAACATCCGGGAGGGGCAGCTCCGGGAGAAGGCGGCCATGGAGGCGAGGGCTGCCGGGAGCGCTGGGAGGGGAGGCCGCTAAGATGCGAGACGCGAGGGGGTCCCGACCTAGGGGGAGGGGGAAGAAGTCGACCCACAGGCCCCATGTGGACGTGTGGCGGGGGGATTCCTAGGCCGTGGCCGCCGACCTCGGGGGCGCCGCTACGCGGCTCGAGTTCAACGCGGAGCTCTTCAACGCCGCCATGCAGGAGTACGTCGAGACGTTCCGGAAGAACGCGGAGTTTGAGATCCAGAACCTCGCCCTCGAGCTCCTCACGAAGGTCGAGCGGCGGACGCCGGTCGCGACGGGGAGGCTCCAGAACTCCTTCCACGTCATTATGCCCGGGGAGACGGACTCCTACCAGTACGAGGATCACCAGGGACACTCGTTCGACGGGGTCCTTCACGATCATCCGCACGCGGAGCTCAGCGATACCGTCATAGAGGCAGTCGTGGGCAGTAACGTACCTTACGCTCTACGTGTTGAGGCAGGCTCGTCGAAGCAGGCGCCGCAGGGGATGATGGCGATCTCCGTCGCCGAGATGATGGGGAAGCTCGAGGCGGCGGTGGAGAAGGAACTCCGGAAGGGCTTTAACTGATGAACCTCTTTAGTTTCCTTCACCTCAATATTTCTAACTGGTCAGGTCCACTCTACCAGGCGCAGGCGCAGTTCAATGCGTTTACCCAAAATGTCAAGACGTCCGCAGCGCAGATCGCAACGGGGTTCGCAGGTGGATCTACCGCTATAGGGAATACGACGTCGCATCTTATGCAGTTCCGGAATACGCTCGCCGGAGCGAGTGTCGCCGTCGGGATGCTCGCGACGGGCTTTACGGCTCTTGCTGCATCGATGGTTAAGTCTTTCGCAAATCAGGAGCAGGCATTCTCGGGGATTCTCAAGACGGTCGAGGCGACGGACGAGCAGTTCGAGCAGCTCCGGGATAATCTTACCGCCCTGAGTAACCGAGCGCCGGTGAAGTTCGAGGACCTCGCGAAGATCGGTGAGCTCGCGGGGCAGCTCGGGATACGAGGCGTCGCGAATCTCACGAAGTTCATCGAGACGATGATGCAGGTCGCCGAGTCGACGAACCTCACGACGGAGTCGGCGGCGATGGGATTCGCGCGGATCGCGACGGTAATGCAGGAGCCGATCGCGAACATCGACAGGATGGGCGCGGTCGTTGTCGATCTCGGGAATAAGTTCGAGGCGACCGAGTCCGAAATCTTAAACTTCTCGATCCGAATCGCCGCGACCGGGAAGATTGCCGGACTAACGGTGGGTCAGGTCTTAGGGATCGCGACCGCGTTTGCATCTGTAGGAGTACAGGCAGAGGCTGGTGGGACTGCGATAAATAAGATGCTCATGGAGATGACGACAGCGGTGGCAACGAATTCGGATAAGCTCCTGATCTTCGCAAAGCTCGCAGGGGATATCTTACCGGAGGCGTTCAAGAAACTCTTCCGGACTGATCCAGCCGAAGCCTTTACGAAGGTCATCGAGGGGCTTAGAGTTGCAGGTGACGGGGCGTTCGCTGCACTTGAAGCGATTACGGGAATCGAGCAGCGCTTCCTCCGGGCGATGCTCTCGGAGTCTCAGGCGGGAGATAAACTTAGACTTATAATGATAGCGCAGGGTGTAGCTTGGCGGGAGAACATCGCGCATATCATAGAATTTGAAAAGAAGATAGGGACACTCCAGGCGCATTATCGGATACTGCAGAATAATATCGAGAACTTCTCTGCTTCTCTTGGGAAGACGCTCGCCCCAGTCCTTCGGCTCTTTAGTCAGATAGGGACGGCGGTTATACAGGGATTTCAGAGTCTTGAAGAATGGCAAAAGACCCTCGTCGCACTGACGATCGCGGCTACGGCAGTCACGCTCGCCTTTACGGCATTTCTTACTACACTAGGATTTATCGCGATCGCTGTTAAAGCAATAGGAATTTCACTTACAGCACTCGCGATTATATTTGGGGTAACGACCGGATCTCTCGTTCTTCTCGGAGGTGCGATTCTAGTAGCGATAAGGTATTTCGGTCTATTTTCAGAATCGTCGAATCAGCTCGAAGCGAGGCTCCGGAGCCAGAATACTGAGATAAAGAAAAACGAGGAGCAGTGGAAGGGGTGGTGGCTGAAGTATCAAGATACTATGTCAGGGATAGCCATTAAGACTCATACTACAGACGAAGAAATATCAGGATTCTTCTCCAATTTTACCTCATATTTCGATAGTGCGGAGAAAAAGGCTACTCAATCCTCTGGATTCTGGACGAGATTCTGGGAAGGTTTCGCGTCGGCCCCCTCAAAGGCAATGGAAAAGTTTCCATTTATCATGAAGTTCGTCGAAATGCTCAAGTTTCTTAAGTATTTTGAGGACGCCGGAGAAGCAAGTCGTCTTACAGCAAAGAGGAATGCGGAAGCTGCTGCAAACTGGACCGATGAGATAGTCGCCGCTAATACTGCACTTAAGCAAAACAATAATAATCTCGCAAGCGGTGTTATGACTATGGAGCAGTATGAGCGCGAGATCCGGAAGATCGAGCTGGCGATGCAGCGCCAGACGGACGCGGCGAAGATCAGCGGGGCGATGCTCAAGGTCCAGCGTGAGACTGAGAAAGAACTTCTAAAGACCGAGGAGATAGTCTTTAGGGAGCGAGAACAGGCGGCGAGAGATGAGCTAGACGAGAAGCTAAAGACGATCGGAGCGACCCGTTCGGGACTGGAGCAGGAGCTAACCCTGACGCGGGACGGAACGAAGGCGCTCGCCGAGAAGATCGGTGTTATGAAGAAGGGCGGCGGAAAAGAAGCAGAGGAGGAACTCGCTAAGAATCAGCAGATCTTCAAGGATCGGTCGAAGAACATCGACGAGATTACGAAGAAGATTCAGGATTCTAATACAGAAAGGATCATGGCAGAGCAGGACTATAGTCTCGAGGCAACGAAGATCTGGAGAGATCGAGAAGAGTTGAAGCTAAGAGATCTCTTCGCGAGTGCTAAAGTCAACGAGGAGAATGACAAGCGGGCGATTGAATCGGCACGGATGTTGTTCGACGTTAAAGAAGATCAGAGTGATCGTCTAAAAGAACTCTACGAGTCGGATACCGAGACCTTCATACGTGAAACAAAGAAGAAGGGGAATTATGCAGCAGTACAACTCGAAGAATCACTCAAGGCAATTGGAACTAGCGAAGGAGAAATACTACGGAGAGTCTCAGAAGAACTTGCCTTGATAGATGTAAAAATTCTCGAATTCCTACGCAGGGGACTTCGTGAATCGCGAGCTGAAGTTAGTGGACTCCGAGAAGCGATGGGGCTTGAGCAATGGACTCTTGACTATCAGAAGCTCACGCTCGCGCAGGCAAAGTTTTTTACGTCCTATAAGGACCTCCTCCCGGGACAGAGGGACTATATAGATATCCTCGCGGAGTCGCGGGCGGAGATCGAGAAGAATAAGCTCGTAACGGAGCAGCTCACGATCGCGAACGATGCCTATATAGTCGGGCTCGGTCATCTCATAGGGGTAGGGGACGTAAAGCTCGCGCAGGATATCAGGAGGAATGAGGCGAGGCTTCAGTCGACACTCGGAACGCTCACGACGATCAACGACGAAGAGCAGAAGTCGGCCATTCTCCGGTCGCAGATTCAAGAGCAGCAGATCATCAGGGACTCGAGGAGGTGGGAGGGGTTCGGTGAGACCGTCTCCGGGGTCTTCGACTTCATCGGCGCGCGGACGCGGCGGTACGTCGCGGAGCAGGACACGGTGTGGCAGGGCCTCGGGAAGGTGATCGTCGACGTCTTCTCGGGCGTTCAGCGGACGCTCTCCGACGTCTTCTTCGAGTTCTTCACGACGGGGACGCTCGACCTCGAGAGGGCGTGGAAGAGCATGCTCGGCTCTATGCTCCGCACGCTCGCGGACTTCCTCGCGTCGCAGGCGATGCGCGCGTTCCTCTCCTTCGTCTTCGGGGCGTCCGAGGGCGGCGGGCTCGCCGGGATGGCCGGGGCCTGGGGGGCGAGCCTCGTCGGCGCGGCGGGGTCCTCGGGCCTCCTCGGGTCTGTCGGGAGCGCCCTCGGCCTCGTGGTCCCGAATAGTTTGGGAGCTGGAGCGGCTTCGGGAGCGGGTTCTCCGACATTCTCATTCCCCGGCTTCACTAGCGGACTAAATAGGTCGGGGATTGGCGGCGTTACGACCCCGGTGTCGTCGGGCTTCAACTTCAATATCCTATCGCCGAGCTTCACGCCGACGGAGTTCCCCTCCATCGGCCCCGATGTTGGCGGCTTTGGCGGGGGCGGCGACTTCGGAGACTGGGGCGACTGGGGCGGGTACTGGGCCACCGGCGGGCGCGTCCCCGGGAGCGGGCGATAGG